CAAGATGGTACCGAATTGGGTCATTCCATATTAAGCGGAATGTAGTGTTGCGATATCGCAACACTCTTGTGTTTCACGGCCGAACGCATACTACATCTTGTGTCTCAGCCACAAAAAAGACTAGATATAGTGGTAAACTACGAAAATCGAACAAGAGCCGTGCGAATCGGCCAGTGCCAACATTTTCATTCGGGGAACTATGACAACCTTCAATCGAAACGCCGCCATTCCGCGCGGTCACAAGCTTTATTCGTCTTCCAAAACTCTGAAGGCATGGGGCGCAGGCGGCCCGCGTGCATTGATGGCTGCAAACGACAATTACGATTCACGCGGTCAGGCGGTATCCTGGCCGAACGTGGCTGGTGACTGGTCGACCTGCCTGCCTGCAGGAGCCTCTGCCGCTCCCTCGCGCGAACCAGCGCAGCCAAAGTTGCTTTGGCTCGACGGTCGGCTCTGCAGGTTTCCGAAGACCATTACCGGCGGCAAATGGGAACGTCCCGTTGGTGCGGCGCCTGCAAATGACAACTCGCCTCGCCGCAATGTCGTCAGGCTCCCGAACGATGGCCCATCCAAGGAATGGCTCGCTGAGCGCAATGCTGCAGGGTTTGCCGTTGATTATGGCTCTGAGGGCAACCGCATCGAGCGCGCGCTGGTCAAGGAGAAGTCGCCGATGGTCGCTGCCCTACGGCAAGTCTCGGAACTGATGCGGCCGCCGGTCATTGCGGCGAACGACAACGCTCCTGCCGACGATGACGGCAAGCCCGCGAATACCGGTAAGGGCCATGAGCGGGTGCATAACCAGGGAAGCATCACGCCGTCGGTGCCGAAGTTGCTAGACGCCCTTAGCGACGGCATGCGACCTCGCGTAATTCGGCATCCTGACGGCAGCATGACGCGCATTGATACACGCCATCGAGTCGTCGGCGGGTGGCACCTGTCGGGCTGGACGGATGGCCCTAAGAAGCTGCACGGCATCATTATAAGCAACGGCGAGCTCACAGCCTACGGCGATGACAAGGGGCGCAAGCGGCGGCCAGATTACAACACCAAAGTCGCCGAGGCCGCTGTCGACGAAGAGTCCGAGACTGCTAAGCATGTCGCTGCGCAGCCGGAAGAGAACCGCACCTATGTGCGCTTGCGTGGCCGGGAGCGTTATATCTCCAGCCAGCGGCCAGATGCGCCAGGTTCGATTGCTTCGGCACCACGGACGGCACGCGCCGCCGCTAATGATAACGAGCTCGAGGCCGCGATTGCCAACACGCAGGTCATGCCGGCCGTCAAGAAGCTCCCCGATGGCGTCGCCGCGGATTATGGGCGCCTCGCCGGCATTGCCGAAACCAAGGGCGTCGGCGAAGGCAAGACATCGGCACCGATGCATGACGCGCTGTCAGAGCTTGAGCGGCAGGAGGAACTTGCCGCAGCTGGTTTCCATGATGACGACTTGGCAGTCGTCGACGCCATCCTGTCGGATGCGAGCTTCCGCACCATCGGCCTCCAGCGTGGCTATGCGGAATCGTCCGCTCATCGCATGGGGCGCAAGGTCGTCGAAGACGTGCTGACACGCATTGCAGAAAAAATTGCGGCGTGAGTACCACTTTGGCCGGAATCCAGCCCTCTTACATATAGGGCATCTTCCCCGGTGCTCCACCTAGCCCTGCCAATTGGTGGGGTCTTTTTCTTTTGCGCGACTGCGGATGTACCAGCGCGCAAGGTCATCCCGATGGCCCCTTTCGCCATCGGTTGATCGAGCCCGCGCCTCGAGCGTCCTGCTTTGTCGGCGCGGGCCTCCGCTTTTTATTTGCCGCATCGAAATTCTTTCACCGGAAAGGAGGGCCGCATGGCCTGGGAAACTCGCGACTTTACAGTCGCCGAGGCCGCCAACATGAGCGGCCTTCACCGCGCGACGCTTGACGTCATCATTCACCGCGCTCGTCATCTTGACGTGCTCTTCTCGGAACGGCGCAAACATCGCCGATGGTTCAGTGAGAAAGACATCGCGGTGCTTCGCGTCGCCTACGATCTTGAGCGCGCCGGCCGCGACTGGGCCACAGCGCTTGCGCAGGCGTTCGAGCACTTGAGCCAGCCGCCGCCGCATGACGCACTGCTCGTTGTTCCGGCAGCATCTGTTTCGGCACGCTCCGGCCGCGTTGTCACCGGCCTTACAGACATCATCCCCACCTCATCGTTCATCGTGCTGCCGCTCGGCAAGATTGCTGCAGAGATCCAGGCGCGATGCGAACAACTTCAGGAGGCCGCGTGAAACTCTGGCCATTCTCAAAGCCGCCCGCGCCAGTGGCGCCCGTCGAAACCAAAGCCAGCGGCACGTCAGTGCCTGAAGATTGGCTGCTAGAACTATTCACCGGCTCGGTCGTCGGCTCGCCAGCGGTAAGCGCCGCAACTGCCCTGACGGTTCCTGCCGTCTCTGCCGCGGTTCGGACGATCAGCGAGGCGTGCGCAACGCTCGAAATCGTTGTCGAGCGCAAGGACGGCGACAACTGGAAACAGGATAACGACCACCCCGCGGCGGTGCTGCTTCGCGGCGACGTGAACGACTGGACCAGCGGCTTTGAGTTGATCCGCGATCTCGTGTCGGAAGCGCTGACGAAGGATGCGGGCGGCCTGGCATGGGTGAATCGCGTCGGCGGCAAGCCGATGGAAATCATCCATTACGATCCCGGCAGCATCACTGTGCAGACGGTCGAAACAGGCGAGCCCACTTTCCACTTGAACGGAAAGCCGCTCAACCCTGCAGATGTGATCCACCTTCGAGGGGCGTTCTCTCGCTGCCCACTCACGTTGGCCCGTGAGGCGATCGGCGCTGCGCTCTCGATGGAGATGCACGCTTCCCGCATCTTCGCCAACGGTGCGAAGCCTGGCGGCGTGTTGTCGATCGAAGGCAAGCTGACGGCCGAAGCCGCCACGAGGATTGGCGCGGCATGGAAGGCTGCGCACGGGGGCACGAAGACAGGCGGCGTGGCTGTGCTCGACAACAACGGCAAGTATATGCCGGTATCGCTGACGAGCACGGATGCACAGTTCATCGAGAATCGCCGATTCCAAATCGAGGAGATCGCAAGAGCGTTCAATATTAGCGTCACGCTGCTCGGCGACCTGACGCGCGCTACATGGTCTAACCTTGAGAGCAAAAACCGAGAGTTTCTGGTTTACACGCTGGAACCTTGGCTACAGGCGCTTGAGGGCGCATTGCGACGCGCACTGTTCACGCCGGAAGAGCGCCGCGAATTGCGAATCCGGTTTGAGCGGGACGACCTCACGCGCGCATCGATCGGCGACAGAGCCACGGCCTACTCATCGCTGATTTCCAGCCGCGTCGTGAACCCGAACGAAGCGAGAGCCTGGGAAGGGCTGCCCCCATATAACGAGGGCGACACCTTTGCCAATCCGGCAATCACGCCTGGCGCGGCTGCGAACGACAATAAACCAAAACCCAAACCAAAGGAGGCCGCCGCGTGAGCGTCGCCACCATTCACGGTTCGATCCTAGAGATCGATACGAAGGCCGTCAGTGATGACGGCCTTTTTCATGGATACGCCTCTGCCTGGGGCGTCCTCGATAGCCACAGGGACATCGTTACCAAAGGCGCCTTCACCAAGAGCCTTGCCGCACGACCGGCAACGAAAGTGAAGATGCTTCGCGGGCACGACCAGTCCGAGCCCATCGGCATATGGGATTCCCTTGTCGAAGACGAACGCGGACTCAAGGCTACTGGGCGCCTCATCCTCGACACGGCCAAGGGACGCGAGACGCATGCGCTGATGAAAGCCGGCGCGCTCGACGGCCTGAGCATCGGCTTCCGCACGGTCAAGGACCGCATGGACCGAACCAAAGGCGCGCGGATCCTCGAGGAAATCGACCTCTGGGAAATCAGCGTCGTCACCTTTCCAAGCAACCCCCAGTCGACCGTCACGGCGGTCAAAACTTCGGCCAGCGACATGTCACTTCGCGAACTGGTCGAAGCCATCAACGGCGCTCGCGCCACCATCAGAAAGTAGGATCCTATATGACCAATCTCGCATTTTCCGACGTCGACCCGATCGAAGAAGTCAAGTCTGCGCTCGACGGTCTCGCCAACGACGTTAAGACCAAGCTGGCGGCAAACGACAACATCGCCGACCGCCTCGCCAAGCTCGAAGCTAAGGCGAACCGCCCCGCTGGTGGTGCCGCAGCGAACGACAATAACGAAAACATCGAAGCCAAGGCGCTGAACAGCTTCCTGCGCGATGGCGCTGCGGCTCTTGATGCCGACGAGCGCAAGACGCTCAACATCGGCACCGGCTCTGCTGGTGGTTACGTCCAGGCACCGGAATACAGCACGACCATCGTCGAAAAGCTGACTCAGTTCAGCCCGATGCGCTCGGTTGCTTCGGTCATGTCGATCGGCACGAACAAGGTGTACATCCCAAAAGAGGCCTCGCACCTCCAGGGCGGATGGGTTACGGAGACTGGCGCTCGCCCGTCCTCTGAGCCGACCTTCGACCAAGTCGAGATCAACGCTTACGAGCACGCGGTCATCGTTCCGGTTTCGCTGCAGCTCATCGAAGACTCCTTCGTCGATCTCCAAGCATTCATCGCCGGCATGATCGCGAAGCAGTTCGGCAAGGCCGAGGCCACCGCTTTCGTCAACGGCGACGGCAACGGCAAGCCGCTTGGCTTCCTCGACTCGACCCTTCTGGCTGGCTACAGCCAGGTCACCGCAGCGCAGTCTGGCGCCGATCTTGTCGAGAAGCTGATCGAGCTTCATTATTCGCTGCCGACCGCGTATGCGCAGAACGCCTCGTGGGCGATGAATCGCAAGACGATGGGCGTCATCCGCGCTGCGCTCGACACCTCGTCGAAGGGCACGCTTTGGTCTGACAGCCTGGCGAACGGCACCCCGGCAACCCTCATGGGCCGCCCGATTGCTGAAATGCCCGACATGGCAGACTTCGCGCCGGCAGTCGCTGCCGACACCTATCCGGTTGCTTTCGGCGACTTCTCGAACGGCTATCAGATCGTGGACCGCGTTGGCGTGCAGATCATGCGCGACGACTACACTGGCGCCGACAACGGCATTGTGAAGATCCGCGCACGTCGCCGCGTCGGCGGTAAGCTCGTGAACGCGGAAGCGATCGCGCTGCTCAAGTCTGACACCCCGTAACATTGAGAGGGCGCCTTCGGGCGCCCTTTTCTCTATGCCTAAGAAAACACCCCGCATTTGCTCGTGTGGTCGCGTCGTGCCGGCAGGACAGCAATGCGTATGCGCTAAGGCTCGCAAGGCCGCCAGCGATGCAGCCAGGCCGACGGCAGCAGCTCGTGGCTACGATGCGGACTGGCGTGCAGCACGTGCAAAGCACTTGGCTCGGTTCCCGGACTGCGTCGAGTGCGGCGAGCGCGCCACGCTGGTCGACCATATCGTTAGCATCCGCAAGGCGCCCCACAGGCGGCTAGACCCCACCAACTTCGCCAGCATGTGCCCGACCTGCCATGGCCGCAAGACTGCTGCTGTGGATGGTTCTTTCGGGCGCAAGTGATCAACAAAAAGAGGAGAGAAAAGATGAAGGTATATGAACGCGATAGCAATTCAAGAATTCGAAGCCGAGTATCGCGTGAAGTACAGCGGCGGCAAGGTTGAGTGGTTCCCTTGCCACGTCGTCGGCGTACAAGTCCCAGACGCTTGGAGTCAGGGACATTTCATCATCCTGACCGAAGATGAAGACGGCATTACTTACACAGGAACAGCCGATGCCATTAGACGGTATTGAAATTACAAAGTTCCGCACCACTAGCGTGCAGTGCGAAAAATCAGAAATCATCGCCACCTGCAGAGTCCACGTCGGCAACTTCACGTTGCACAACGTCAATCTGCGTCGGCCACACGATGGAGGCAACGACTTCGTTGCGCTGCCTGGCAAAGGCACGTGCGGCATCAGCATAGCCGCTGACAGCGAGACTAGACAGGCGATCGTTGCAGCCGTGTTCGCGCGCTATCGCCTAGAAACTGGCCACCTGCCGAAAGGAATCGAGCAATGGAACTGATAACTCTTGCCCAGTTCAAAGCGCATGCGCGGATCGACGGCACGGATGAAGACACCGCCGCGCAAGTCAAGGTCGACGCTGCTAACGCCTACGTCCTCTCCTTTCTTGGTACCTTGCCGGTTGATTGGGTGGCCCCCGACGAGCTTGTGCAGGCGACGCTGCTGATCGCGTCGCACTGGTGGGAGCATCGCGAAACCACGTTCGCTGGCAATCTCCTCGACATTCCGCTCGATGCGTCGGAGATCCTGCTGAATCACCGCGAGTGGAGTTTCTGATGGCCGCAACCGCAGGTGAGCTCCGCCAGAAAATCGAACTTCAGGTTCGAACTCTCGTCGACGATGGATACGGCAATGAAATTGCCGGTCCGTTCGAAACCCAAGCCACGGTGCGCGCCAAATTCCACTATCTCCGCGGCGGCGAAGAAGTCATGGCCGGCAGGCTCGCCGGCAAGCAGCCGGCAATCGTCACGGTTCGCTCTAGCGCCGCAACCCGCGCCCTAACAACCGACTGGCGCATCCTCACCGCCGACGGCGCCGCGTGGAACATCCGCTCAATTACCGACCCTGACGGCCGCCGAGCCTGGCTCGAAATACTCGCAGAAAAAGGCGTCGCGACGTAACGCGAACAGCCCACCTACCAATCAAAGGAACGAAGATGAAGATCGAATTGCTCGGAATCAACATGCAGCGCAGCGTCGGATGGGATCGCCATTTCGCGATCATGGCTTTCGCAGACATTGGCATGGAAGACATCGAAACCACCCTGCGTGGAGTCGCCCTGGCACGAAAAGGCGGCGAGTTCATCGCCCTGCCTCCGAAGGTTCCCGGCGCGAAGCCTAGCGATCTTGGCGCCATTACGTGGAATATCCATGGCAAGTTCGCCCGCGAAGTTTGCGACACGATCCTTGAGGGCTACGCAAAGATGGGCGGAGAGATGCCGCCTGAGCCGACGCAAGCGCAGCGAAACGGCATCAACGCGGCTCGCCGCTATGCAGCGAAGGCTGCGCCAGCGATTGAAGAAGATGGCCAGGACGACGACAGCGGTCTGCGCCGTCTTCTCGGTGTGGAGGCCTCCTAATGTCGCACCATACCAGAGGCCGAAAGGCTGATCCCAAGCCAGCGGATAACGCCATTCGGAAAGTCCCGAAGGCACCGGCATATTTCAGTGACGCGGCAAAGGCAGAGTGGAAGCGCATCATGCCGATTCTCGTCGAAAGGCGCGTGCTGTCACCTGCCGACCTTCACGCCGCAGAGCGGTTCTGTGATGCGGCCGGCGACATTGCTGCAGCACGTGAAGCTATCGCACAAGATGGCGCCTACATCACCGACCGTCACGGCGAGATGAAGAGGCATCCCGCATACGCAACGCTGCGCGAAGCGACGGCGGAGAGCCGCCGATGGGCCGCGGAGCTTGGTTTGACGCCAGCCTCGCGTAGCAGGGTAACGGCAGAGCCGGAGGCAGTAGACGATGACGACTCGCCGCTCTCGGTCTAGGCTTCACCGGCCGGCTAACGACAATGTGCCTGCCCTTGTATCCAAGGCGTTTCCGCACTGGATCTATGACGATAGCCCCATAGCCGATCCATTCGGTTATGGGGAGCGGGCCGTTGAATTCCTGCGCAGGCTGAAACACCCTAAGAGCACGCTTCCTGGCCACCGATTCGTCCTCGACGCATGGCAGGAACGCGTCATCCGCGCCACCTTCGGACCTTGCGACGAGCACGGCCGACGGCTTGTGCGAACCGTGTTCCTGATGCTGCCTAGAGGCGCTCGAAAGACCAGCCTGAGTGCTGCCATTTCACTTCTGATGACGATTGGCCCGGAGCACACGCCCGCTGGCGAATCCGTGTTCGCTGCATCCGACAGAACGCAAGCTGGAATCGGTTTCCGCGAGGCTGCGGACATCATCCGCGCCGACAAGCGCCTTGTGGCAGCCACCAGGATCAACGACGCGTTCAA